CAAAAGACCAACTGCTTCTTTTGGGTCTTGGTCTTTCGCATGAACCAATGCAGCATCTTTCCAATTCATTGATTAAATGTACCGATAGAAGGAAATAAAGATCTAGTGCATTGTCGTTTTGGAGATCTTATCCCAGCTAAATCAAAAACTGCTGCAAGTTCCCATGAGACAATTTCTCTATTTTCTGCTTTTTTACGATCTATATAATATATTTCTTGTGGAAACTCTGCCGTAGGATCAGGAGTACCAAATGGATTTGTTGCTCCAGAAAAATTAGCTGCATCTAAAAATCTTGCCATTGTTCTTATCCTTACAACTTTTGCGCCTGTAAGATCATTACCAGCAGTTGTTTGATTTACAGTTAACAATATTGCTGAAATAGAAGGCGAACCCATATTGCTTACAGTTAATGTAGGGCGAGGTAATTGTCCACGTTGATAGGCAAAACCTGTAGCTTGTACAGGAAATCTTAGATATTCATTACCAGCCCATACAATCTTTCCGTTTGCATCTAAGTTTGTGCCAGCATGAAATCTATATACAGTAGTTGCACCATGTAAAGCATTATCTAATGTCAACGTAAACAATTCAATAATTGCTGACGGATTTACTTTTTGTATATCACTAAAAACAGGATCAGTACTCATGCTGGCTCAAATACTTCTCTAAATGTTGCGTCAATGTTTGCAAGAGTAGGTAGGTTTATAGTTTTTGTCCATTGTTCGCATACAAATTTGCTTGTTCCTGTTTTAGTAATTGATACGTTACCACTCGTAGTTGCACCACTAGCTGCTGTTACCACAAAAACATTTGCATTGGTAACAGAGGAAACTATATATGTACCATCAGCAGAAGAGCCAGAGGTAAAATCTATAACAATAGAATCGCCTGCGAATAACCTGTGATTTGTAATTGTAATCGTTATTGTTGTACTACTTTGTGCGTAAGTCCCTGTTTTAGTAAAAGATTCTTTTGGTGGTGAATAGTCAAAACTAGCCTTATCAAAAGCACGTTCTTGTAAAAAATAATCAATAGTATCGGCTTGATCTTCAGTAATATTTTCCCATTTTAAACTATATTTTCTTGGGTTTTGATGATTTGGTATGCCGAATATTAGACGATGTTCATATCCATCAGCAAAACGAACTATTTTGCTTATAGGTGCTTGATCTTTTTTAACGCTAAAACTAGGTTCTATGTCTGGAAATGTAGCCATTAACTTAACAAACCTCCCGGCCTTTGCTGTGATATAAGTTCTGATTGTATAGCAGCAGCTAAAGCTCTGCCAAACTGTTCTGACTGTGCAGAATCACCTTGTACAGAACTACCAGAAGCATCAACATTTACAACAATATTACCAACTCCTCCAGAAGCTTCAACTCCAAGTCTTCCTCCTCTACCTCTCTTCAGAGGCATGACTGCCTCCGGGCCAGCTTCTGCCATAAGCCCCATACCATCTGCCATTGGGAATATAGTTGGCCTAGTGACTACACCTCCTTTAGCATAAGGAACAATTTTATTTTCAGCGAACACATTACCTTTAGCACTTGGTTTTAAGCTGGGGAATATTCCGAAAAATAATGGCTGAACAATAGCGTACCTTACAAGCATCCTTGTTAAATCAGCAATTATAGAATTTGCAAGATCTTTAAAATTTAATTTACCTGTGGTTACAAACTTAACTAAAGCATCCTCCATACCTTTAAACGCATTAACAAATGCTTCTTCAGTTTGTTTTGCAAGATCAAATGCGCTTTTAGCAAATGACTTAAGAGGTGAATTATCTCCAGTATCTAATGGTGGCAAACCACCTGTTCCACCCTCATCATCTTCAGCTTGTTCGCCCAGTAATCTTGCTAGTCTTCTTTCTGCTTCTTTTAATTGTGCATTTAATCTTTTGATGACATTCTTGTCACCAGAGGCTTCAATTCTTTTTCTCAACGATTCAATATTTCTTTCTGTTTTAGCAATAGCATTACCTAAACCAATACCCATAAATTTATTAAATGCTTCTATAGCATCAGTAATAGCACCAACAATATTTGCAAACACTCTTTGAAATTCTGCTCCAATAGGTTGCAGTATAGTACCTACTGCGAGTTTCAACCTATCCATCGTTGTTTTTAATCTTTGCCCTGCATCAGCAGATGAATTAGCAACTTTTTCTGCTGTTTCAGCAAAATCTACGTTTAACTTTTGTGCAAACTTTATAACCTGATCTAACCCGACAGTTCCATCTCTCAAATCTTTCTGTAATTTTGCCAAGCTACTACCATTAGCTTCTGCAAATTTCACAACTGCACCAGCCAATCTTTCTCCAAGTTGGCCTTGTAATTCTTCAGCCGACACCTTACCTTTACCAAAAATCTGCGACATGGCTCGTATCGCAGATTGTACGTCTTCTGCATTACCGCCAGTTGCCTTAATTGCGTTTGATACACCAGTAAATACAAGCTCAGCATCTTCTATACTTCCACCAGCACCAAGCACAGAAGCAGACAAAGTTGTAAATTGTTTGGTGGATGCTGCTATTGGTACATTTAATTTTTTTGATGTTGTAGAAATAACATCTAAACCCTTAACAAAATCACCTTGGTTTTTAGTAACACCTCTTAAAGCAATTTGTAGCTTTTGTATCTGCGAAGCATATGAAGCAGACTCAGCACCAAATTTTGCTAAATCAACAGCAGCACCTAATCCAGCACCAATAGCAACTCCAGCCGGGCCACCAACTGCACCACCAGCAAAAGCAAGTTGGCCTGTAGAACCAAGCCCTGCTGTTGCTGTTCCAGCTAATGCTCCAAGTGCTGCTCTTCCTCCAACTGGTATTTTCTTAAACCGCTTATTTAATCTCGCAAACATCCCTCCTTGAGGTGCTGCTGCATCTGTAACAGCGTTCATTTTTGCTCGAACTTTATCTAACTCTGTTGATAATTTTTTATATGCAACTGTACCAATACCAACATTATTTTTTAGCTTTGTTAATGCACTTATCTGTTTTTCAAATGCAGCTTTACTTAATTTCGTATTTCCATGTACTTTGGTTATTGATTTTACAAGCTTATCTAATTGTGGTGCTGTAAGTTTTAGTGTTTTATTTAAGTTTTTAAAATCCTTGCCTATATTTTTTATGCCAGCAAAGCCTTCCAGCTTCATTGCAAGAGTGACTCTTTGTACGTTAGCAGCCACTACTTCTTCTCCTTATTAAATTCTTTCAGCACAACTGATTCCATAAGTTGTAAACCTTCAAGCATTTCTTTGCGGTTATCTACATGATAAAGGTCAAACAGTCCTCCATCAAGTAATAATACCTCGTACTTTAATCCTACTACACCTCCAAAGGTTGTGTTCCATTGTGTCTGACAACGTAGAAACATATTTACAATATCCCAATTTTCTTGAAAAACCTCAAAGTCTTGTTTTTCCTCTGGTTGCTTCTCGATTTTTACACCAAACGCAGCAGCGTCTTTTTGTGTTTCATCTATAACTTGTTTGCCACTCGAAGCCCAGTATTTAGCAGCATCAATTAGTTTCCCATTTGTGCATTTGCATAGAATTTTTTAAAAGCTTCTAATACACCAGCAACAAAATCTATATCTTCTGAAAATTCTTTTAACACCTTATCTGAAAACTCTATAGGTGTACCATCTTCCTCATTTACATCCTCCCAACCAACTAATACCTTTTTTAATGCCTCAAACTCAGT